GCGAACAAGGGTACACCCGGTGGCCTGATCGGCACTCCACGCGAGTTGGCGAGTGGGGCGTCTGCACCCGCGCCAGGGCCGCCCCCATCTTATTAGAAGGCAATTACAGATGGAAATTGCTTCGGCCAAGGATATCTTGGCGGCCGAAAAGAAGAGGACAGCCGCAAAGAAGGAATACTACAAGGCTTTGCTCGAGCAATTTTCTAGAAAAATTAAACACTCTGTAGAGATTGGCAGAAAACATGCGCTTCTGAGCGTACCTACATTTTTGGTCGGATACCCAAAGTATGACCTGGCCGCAACGGTCGTCTACATGTCCCGGCAGTTGGGACGCCTCGGCTACAAAGTCGAAATGGTGGGACCTCTTGACCTAAAGGTGACGTGGCGCCACACTCACCCAGAACAAGACGCGGAGGCTGAGACTGCCGATCCTGGGATATTTTTACCCAGTCTCGTGAACCTCCAAAAGACGGCTCAGAAGTTGCGTGTAATTAAGAAGTAGCTTCTTCAGCGCTTCACCGGCGCCGACCGAGATCTCACGCTCCGCCTACGGGGAGGGGACGGCACTCGAGGAGGGGACGCCGCCTGAAGCGTCCTCGGGACTGGCGCACGCGGTGAGCGCCGGGCGTTTTCGAGTTCCAGCTTCCGAACGAGTTCGGAGATCATCTTGGCCATGTTTCGGTTCAATGGGATGCGACCCTGTGGGCCGGATGCGTTATGGGGTGGGCGAGTCAGGCCGACCGCGATCATTCCCGCGCGTTTGCGGAGTGGCGGGGCAGCCAGGAACACACTGGCGTATGGGCTCATGTTATGCCGACGATTAACCACGGGTCCACTGAAATAAGTGTAAGGATTCCCACCAGGCCAATGAGTCGCACCCCGTGCGTTCCGATGGCCCCGCCCACCAGTTCCGAGAAGTCGCGCCGTGAAAGTTTCGACGTTTCTCGCAAAAGGCGCGAAACCCGCCTGGACATTTATCGCGGCCCACGTCGGAGTCACGTTCGCAGGAAATCCCAGGAGCCGGCCCATTCGCCGCCTAAACGCGTTCGCCTCAGGATTGGACTTATTTTTCAGACGAAAATAGTTGCGAATGTCCCTGGCGGTCACGTTGGGCATGGTGGCCAGGGATTGTAGACGGAACACTGGAAGAGAAGACATACTATGACCCAACGAATTTTTCTCGGTCCATATCTGTTTCCTCAAAAAGGTCTTTGATCCTTCTCGTGTCCAGTGATGCGTCTCTTCACACGCAAATAAGTCCTGCGGACTTACTATAGCATGGATATCCTCAACGAGTCCGAGCGCCGTTTTACCAAGAAACTGTGTGATGCCATGATCCCCGTGATGATCGAGGCCTTTTGGGAGATTTGGCTCGAGGCCAAGAAGGAATCTCAGGGCAAGAACACGACGCGGGTCTTCCAGGAGCTTCTACGGGGTGTCAAGACGTGGAACTCCTCAATTTCACTCAAAAATACAGAAGCGATCATGAAGAACCAGTCTCTGTTCCCAAACCTCCTCGCGGCTGTATTTGTGATTCACGTCAAGATTCTGAGCGCCATTAGAACCGACCGCAAGTCCAAGAAGATAAGTATCAAGCTCCCGGCCAATGACGTGTTTGTCCAGAGGTGCTATGAGGCTTGTGCCAGGGACCTGTACGAGAGCCCATACATCATCAGCGAGAACAATAGCGAGTCTGAGCGTAATGAGGATCTGAACAAGCGGTTCCACAAGCATATATGCCTCGTGATAGAGGACCTCGTGCCGACGGCCGAGATTCTTAACACGTACCTGCCAATGCCTGCAGCGGGTGAGGACCTGGATATGAATCACGATGATGAGGACCCCGAGCAGGAGGACGAAGACGTTCCCGATATTCAGGATGAAATGGATGCAATGCCGACGTCGGACGACGCCACGGGAACCGCCGGCGGTGGTGGCGCGGGTATGGAGATTGGCAAGACTCCAGGTGGCGTGGACAACATGGTCACAACGACCGACGGTCTCACGCCTCCAAATGTGCCCGGGGCCACCCCGGGAGGCACTCCCAGCCTCCCAGAGCAGACGCTGTTCGACGATGCCCCTACGAATATTCAGAAGCTTGGCGCGTAAATCTATTAAATAAGATGTTGTAAACTATTAGAACTTATGGAGCATTACTTCAGAGAGCCTTTTAGTGCGGCCATCATCGCCGCAGCGGCGGTCATGGCTTACGTGTTCGTCAAGGCCAAAATGAACAACGAGGGCAAAGTGAAAAACTCGGACTATTTCAAGAATGCTTTCTTGGTCGGTATTCTGGTTTACTTTATTGTCAGCCAGGGGCAGGGCTCACACGAGCCAATTATGAAAGAACCATTTTAACTTAAGGAAAACGTTCTATTTTAAATGTAAATGACGACCCTCTCTGCTTTCAATGAGATGTGGGGTCAGTTCCTCGGTGAACTCGCGCAGACCTTCCCCGATGAGCCCAAGATCAAGGAGGCCCAGGCCGCTCCAGCGAATCGCGAATCTTTTGACAAATTTATGAAGGATATTTCCCCATGGACGAACCAGATGATGGCCAAGGACTCGGCTGCGTTCTTTTGCGACACCAATACAGTCGTGGCCAACCTGAATCTGCATGAGATTTGGAAGACCGAAGAGTGCACCGAGAACACCAAGGCGGCGATTTGGCAGTATTTTCAGACGCTCTACATGCTCGGCACGACCATCAATATGTTCCCGCCCGAGACGTTGAGCATGATCGAGGCGGCCGCAGAGAATTGCGCGAAAAATATGAAGAAGAAGCCCGACGGCCAGGTTGATGAGGCGTCGCTCATGGCGGGTATGAATAGCATGTTGTCCCAGATGCTCGGCGGTGGCGGCGCCAATCCACTCGCCGCGATGCTCGGTGGGGGTGGTGCTCCAGCCCCCCGTCAGACGCCCAAGGGAAAGCGTAAGCCCACGAAAAAGATTTCTCAGTAACTAACAGATGGACGTGAAGGATATTTTCAAGACCAGTGAGCTTATGAATTTTTGGCCGACCGCAAAGCAGTCGGCAAAGGAGCGTGTCATGGCGACGACCCGCTTCATTATTTACGCAACAATCGTAGTTTACCTGATCAATCGCGATGCCCGTGTTTTTGCACTCGGTGCACTAGCTTTCGGTGTTCTTTATTACATGTGGAGCTCGAACCTCATTTCGGACGGCCTCCTTCGCCCAGCCTACGGTGATGGCCGTTCCCCCAGCCTTCTGCGCGACGAGGTGACGCTCCCGTCCGTCACGAACCCCATGGGCAACGTGTTGATGAGCGAGTACACGGAGAATCCAGACCGCCCCCCTGCGGCTTGGTATCCCAGCGTCCGAGGTGACGTCCAGGCGGCGTGGAGCACCATCCACCCTTTTGAGCGTGTTCGCGATGCCGAGCGCAATTTTTACACTACGGCGTCAACCACAATTCCCAATGATCAGAACGCTTTCGCAACCGCTGCATACGGTAAGCAGTTCGCCCCCATGTGCAAGGATCAGGGTGGAAAGGCGTGTGATCCAGACAATTTCCAGTTCCATTTCCCAGAGCGTACACAAATGCGGGCAGGTAACGGACGCTGAGCTTTTTTTCGCAACTAAAATTAAGAATGCCACGTCTTGACGCGGCTCCCGTTATTCTCCAGCCCAATGTCCATATGGGGCCGGCGACTGTGCTGCTCGAGGACCTGGCCGATGCCAGTTCTTACCTGCGTGAGCAGACGACCACGGCGTGGAAGAAGGGTTGGTCGGAGCAGACCTACGACTTTCCCAATAGCTACGTGACCATCCCACAGCGTGTCATGTCTTGGGACCCCATCAGCACCTACGCTGATGACCAGAACAACCGTTTTGTTCAGCGCTACTACAGCTCAAAGAAGTAAAATAATTCCTCTGTAAATACTAATATGGATCCTCTGGCTCTAGCAGCCGTCGTGGGTCTTGTGTTTGCCGGTAAGCGCCTCTCGGACGGTTCAGAAGAAAAATCCGTCGAGCGCAAACCACTGCCAACCACTCGGCCAATTACCCGTCGTGATGTGGATCTCGCAGCGAATGCACGTGATCACTCCAAGGATGCATTTGACCTGCGCATCATGACGCCCAATCTCGGTCGCCGCATCGGTGACTGGCGCCTCCAGCCAAAGGAGGCGGTCGGGAACCTTCAGGACGTTTCTCCAGACGCCAACCGGTTTCCTTTCGGTCAGCCCGTTTACGACCTGTATAACCGTCAATATGTGACGAATAAAATGAACAACCTCCAGCCAATTGAGCGCCGCCGTGTCGGTCCAGGTCTGGGCGTCGGCTCGAATGTGGATGCCGCGGGTGGCTTCCACCAATACTTCCGCGTGTTGCCCAACAACGTCAATGAGGAGCGCCTCACGACGCTCGAGGGTCGGAATGGTCCAGCTGATTCTTTCATCAAGAGCGGTGGTGCTGGTGGTATTGGTGAGGTGACGCACCAGGCTAAGGAGACCAAGGCGTGGTATCGTGACCCGGCTCGGAATCGTGCCCAGGGTCAGGGTGGCGCCATCACCGGTGCTGAGGGCCGCCCCGAGTTTCTCAAGACGGCTAAGAACACCATTCGCGACGAACAAACGACGCGCAATGACACGCTCTCCACGGGCCCGGCCCAATACAATGTGGCTCAGCCATACGCCGAGGGTGGGGGCGGCGCATATACCGACAAGTCCCTGACGCGCGTGAGCGATAACCGCTCCAATCCGGATCGTGCAGGAAACGCCGGTGGGATGAATGTCCGCAACGATCCCGTCAACCAGGTGGGCGCGATGACCAACCTCCGCCCAGAGTCAAAGCCGGTGCCAGTCTCTCATATGAACGGCTCCCGGTTCCAGAACTATCTGGGCCCGGAGTTTTACAGATTCGATGAGAAGAAAGATAAGCTCAACCCACTGGCTTCGTCCAAGTGTCTTGACGTGGCCATCCAGCAGCTCGAGAAAAACCCGATCGCCCTCCCTCCCCTTTCGGCCGTCTAAATCCACAGTAAAATAATCTAGACCAATTGTAAAATGAGCGGTGGTATCGTTCAACTTGTCGCAACTGGTGCTCAGGACGCTTGGCTGACGGGCAAACCCGAGGTTTCCTTTTTCCGCTCCAACTACCGGCGTTACACCCATTACGCCAGCTCGACGGAGCGTCAGGTGATCCAGGGCGCCCCCATCGCCGGTGGCATCTCCACCGTCCGTCTGGAGAAGAAGGGTGATCTGGTCAACTATATATATCTGTCCGCCCGTGACGCCAACGGCGCGATGGTGCCCATTGTGGATTGGACCAAGGTGATTGACAAGATCGAGCTCATGATCGGTGGTCAGGTGATCGACACCCAGGACGTGACCTACTCGACCGCGATCGAGCCCGTCACCGGTGCCCAGAACTATAGCCAGCGTCTGCTCATCGGCAACGTGACCGACCCCACGAACGGAACCAACGTCTTCTACCCCGTCAAGTTCTTCTTCAACAAGGATTGGTCCGTGTCCCTGCCCCTGGTGGCTCTGCAGTTCCACGACGTGGAGCTGCGCATCACCTGGTCTTCAAGCCTGGCGACCGCGACCGGCTTCAACGCCGCCGTGGGCGCCAGCACTTACAACCAGTTGCAGTACATCTGCTGGGCCAACTTCACGTACCTGGACCAGGCTGAGCGCGATTACTTCGCCAACACGCCCCAGGATCTGCTGATTACCCAGGTCCAGCGCACGATCGTTCTGGGCTCCCAGACGATGCAGGAGTTGGCTCTGGCTCAGCCCGTCAAGTTCTTGGCCTTCACGAGCAACAACTACACCCAGACTTACGGAAGCACTGGCACCAACGCGGCTCTCGTCAAGGATCACCAGCTCAAGACCCAGGTGAACGGTGTGGATGTCGGTGAGTTCCGCCACCTGCCCACCTATGTTGACCTGCCCCAGTACTTCAATACGCCTTATGGCTACCTGCCCAACGGACAGGACGCCGGTCTGGCCAATGTGGGCATCATCAGTTACTGCCTGGACACCTCCAAGCTCCAGCCCACGGGCACCCTGAACTTCTCCCGTCTGGACACGTACCGCATCGTCGTGCCCCCCACCATCACCATCGGCGCTCTGATCAAGAGCACGTACCTGTACGCCATCGGCTACAATGTGCTCCGCATCCAGAACGGCCTCGGCTCGCTCCTCTACGCCAATTAAACCCAATTTTAAACATATAATTATCACAAGGCTGCGCCTTGGTCTCCATGCAACTCTGGCACTGGGTCCTTCTTTTGGGACTTGTGTTTTTGATTACCTACAGTCCGCGCACGGGAAATCTCCGTGACTTTTTTGATTTGGAAGTATCAGAGGGTGACAATGTTGCCCAGAGGCCCTCGAGAGAGGCACAAAGCAATCGCCATACCCGTCAGCCTAGTGAATGAAGTTCCCCACTTCCTCATCGTGCACGACAGAAGGTACAGTGAATGGACCTTCGTCACAGGCGGGTGTCGCCGACGCGAGATTTACAACCCACTTCGGTGTGCAGTTCGTGAACTCGAAGAAGAAACACGTGGCATCATAAACCTGAAGCGCGGCTCCTACGCCTACTTCAAGTTTTCGACCAATACACCAGAACCCCGGGATGTGGAGGATGGTGTGGATGTTCTGAACCATTATCACGTCTATGTATTTAACATGCAAATGACCCCCATTGAACAACGGCACATCGTCAAACGGTTCACGGAGGAAATGGGCAAGATGGACGCCAACTCTGTACCCTTCCGCAAGAATTATGATGAGAATGACGACTGTAAATTTGAAAATCTTGATTCCATTTCAAAATTGCCAAACCTCTGGCCCATGATACGTCAGCACGTCTTGGGCAACCCTGAATTTCAACAGGCCCTTAATCAGCCAAAGATTCCTTTTAATCTCAGGGTCTAGGGCGAATGACGAAGTCATTCCGACGCGCCAGCGGCCACGAGCCTTTTTCAAAATTCTTAACCGGCCGCGCTACGCGCGACCAAATAACTGCTACGCACTTACTATAGGATGACCCGATCCAAAATCGAGTTCGCCACCATCCTGGCATCTATGCGAGGTCAGGATGAAGACCCTAAACAACTTGCACAGGACATGTCCCTTCGCAAATTGTGTTATGAAATTGAAAAACTTGAGCAGGAGCAGGAGACTCTGAAAGAGTCGATCCCAAAGGAGGAACCCCCAAAAAAGAAAAAGGGCCCCCGCCCCTTCTGGTCTTGGCTTATAGCAGATAGTGATGATGAAGACTCTTAGAGAATTTAGTCTCTGAATTGATAATGTCAATAGAAAGATGGCGGGTCCCGAACGGCCACGCCACCCACGTCCTCATGGATGGTGGGATCCTTTTCGTACCCACAGAGGAAACCAGGGAATTCAACCAAGCCTGTGTGGATGCGATTAATTCAGGAACAAAATTGTACGTGGTCGAGCAAAAGACGGAACTTTTCAAATTCTTCGTGGACCTGGATTACAAGGCCCAAGAGAAACTGAAGGATGAAGATCTTATCCAATTTTGTTCTATAATTCACGAAGCCCTTGGCACGTCATCAAGATGTCTGATTGCTCGAGCGCGTCCGAGACCTATAGCAGATGGTCTCATAAAATCAGGGGTTCATATTCATTGGCCAGACTTGGTGGTCACCAGAACTCAGGCTCTTAATTTTAGATCAAAAATAATTTTAAATTTATCACGAGACTTTGCCTTTGATTGGGATCGTGTGATCGATGCGTCGGTTTATGGAGGGTCAGGTCTCAGAATGTTATGGTCCCACAAGAAACCCACCGGAGACCCGTATGTTCCATGGAGGGACCTGAACGGCACGTTGTTCGCAAAGGAACCCAGCGTGGAAATCCTCACGCTCTTTGCTGTGCGGACGGAGGAAGAGGCGCGTCATGAGGAGGTTCTTGAAAATAACGGCCCACTTGAGGAGTTTGTGCGCAAATATATGGAAGGTCAATGGAGAACGCATATCAAGAAGGTTCAGAGGAACGATCACGACGATTGATT